CCTTGACATAACCTGTTGTAGCTTTAAATGTGTAAGCTGTATCATGTCAGCAAAACCAGTAATACGACTTACTAAGCTTTCGATCTTACCATTGTACATACGAGGAGCACATATAGCATAATTCATTTTAACTTTAGTAAAATCACTTTTAGGACGCATCATGTTTTTAGACATCTCCCATTTAAGAAGTTTATTAGCTCCTAGTATATAAACTCCTTCGTATAGTGTTTCTATAGATCTTTGCAGCTTACCAAAGTTGCCTTGCATATCAGAAGGAGGATTAAACGTATCGTCTCTAGGTATTATTTTTTCGCCACCAGTACTAGTTTCTTTTACTTTGTAAGTTTCGTTCATGTAAGTCTTATAGTTAAAATATAAGACTTGAACTTTGTTTTTATCTATATCTTTTTTACGATAATACATATAGCTGTTGCTATACTTGCTTTTGCTTATGTCTTCTAGCATTTCCTCTGTTAAATGTGGAAACTGCTTAGCTAGCTCATTTAAAGGTATTTCTTTTATTTCACCAACATAATATATATCATCAAAATAAGGTGAATCTGTATAAGAATATATTAAGTGCTCTGGATCAACGTAATCTATGACAACACCTTCAGAAGTATTAAAAGAAGTTTTTACAGCGCCAATACCTAGTACTGTTAAATCATATAAAAATCTTCTTCTTATTAAATCATACTTGTTGCCTTCTAGTAAAACGTTTAAAGCCTGCTCTTCTGCTAACTCTACAGACTGCTTGTAAGTTAACTGCATGTGTAGCTTTAACTCCTCATCAGAGTTTGGTAGTTTTTCTTTATCAGTATCATAAAGATCTACACCAAACTGCTCTTTAGCAAATTCAGCTAACTTTCTAGTCTTCATGTCTTTCATTAAAGACTGCATATAATCAGTTCTTTTTGCTACACCGTAAGGATCTTGCGAGTATGCTTTTATGCTAAAACCCCTTTGAGACATACCATTTACAACAATATCAACAAATTTAGGAATAATAGGCACAGGCTTCCAGTCTAAATTTAAGTAGCTCAAGTCACCATTTATAGATAACTCGTCTTTATACTTCTGTATACCTTGCTCGCCTCTAGCATATAGTCTAAGTTTGTGAAAGTTGTTTTTTCTGTTATCGTATCTTCGCTCGTGATCTTTATCAAACCACTCAGCTTGTATAGCTTTCGCAACTTTTAATCCATACTCAGGACTCATTTTTTCCAAGTCGCTTACCGCTTGGCTTGGAAAATTTTTTATAACAGACTCTGCCATATTATCGCTTTATAAGTTTAGACATACTGCCTTTGTTAGTATATCTTGCTATGTTTATGTTTAACTTTTGTTTTTCTCTATTAGGGTTTGGTTGGTATAAATGTCTATTGCAAGCCATTATAGCTAGACCAGAACTTATAGTTGCATCAAACTTTGTTCTTTTATTTATATCAAACTTAGACCAGTCGTTTAATGTTTCATTGAAATATATATTTCCGTAGTTTCCATCACCTAAGTGACCTACGTGTGATTGTATATACATCTCAATAGCGGCAGCATGAGCTTGCTTTATATCCTCGCTAGAGTTTGGTATACCACCAACCTCTTTTTCTGCAACCGACAATTTATTCCAAACTTTATCTGGTCTGTTCATACTGAAACCTCTATATCCTCTGCGCCTTAAATAGTACAACAGCCTTGGTTTGTTATTCTCTGCTAGTAATGGCATACCGTAAAATGCTAAAGCCATTAATACATCTTCAAAAAACATTTCTGCGGTTTGTGGTCTAGCTAGGTATTCTAAGAAAAAATGGTTTGGCGGAGCATCTTCCATGCTAAACTTAGTTAGTCCGTGTAGTGATCCTTTTGATCCACGACCGTCCACAGTCCCACTAATATCGTAACTATCACAACCAAACGCACCAACGTGCTCATTACCTGGGTATCTAATTCCATTTTTAATTATAACTTTATTTTGCAAATGTGTTGATGGAAACCAACTTACTTTAAATCTACCTTTTGGATCTGGATAAAAAATAACGTTGCTATCTTTTACACCATTAACCCATTGAAAGTTTCCAACGTTTACAGCGTTAGAGTTTTTAACTCCTTCGTTGTAGTCTATTTGCTCGTATATTTTAACTAAGTTAAATATACTGTTTTTTGTTTCATCTCTAAACGCGTGCTCTTCAGTTCTTGGAAACTGTCGATAAAACTCATTTAGCGCGTCTTGATCATCACGTAAGCCATCGGCTTCGTTTTGCCAGTGATCAATAACACCAACATCTATTAGTTGGCCGTCTGGTCCATAACACTCTCGTGTTGGGGTATCAAACACGGGTCGTCCAAACTCATCAATAAAACCTTCATAGTTCCATTCCATTGGGATAAACAAAGAATATAAACCAGAACGTGTTTGACCATTTCTATTTCTTTTTGTGACATCACTGTCGTTATATAACTTTTTAAAGTTATCTCCACCTTTATCTAAAGCGTTTGATGTTGATCCCATCATGCATTTACCAACTACCCGAGCACCAAGTCTTAAACAAGTTTTAGTTACTCTCCAGTTGTTCAATATATTGTCAGGCCTTTCCCACTTACCACTTTCGTCATGCACTAGCAGGTTAAGCTTCTCACCATCGTAGCTGTTGTCACCAGTATTTTTCCAATCAATAGTAGTGTCAAGTCCAACCAGCTCTTCTTGCTTTTCGTTGGTAGTAATTTTTTTACGCGTAAACTTACTTGCAGGAACCCTATAAGCAAGCTCAGACTTAGGTCTGTCCATACCGTCTTGAATGGGTTTAAAGAAGAAAGGATAGTTAATAGATATTGGTACAACCTTATCGGTAAACATTTTCTTTGCATCAGCTCCACTTTTAGACAGTATTCCATATCTAGAGTCACTCGATATAGTAGCTAAATTAACTGTTTCAGCACTAGACATAAACGAAAAACCACTACGTCTGTTTTTTAAATAACACATGCCATAACATCTAATGTCTGCTTTGCACGCTTCCCAAAATATAAAGAACAACCTGTTAGCTTCTCTAAAATCTGGAGCACCAACATCAATTTTACTCCATTGTAAATACATGTAGTGACTACCTGTTATGTAGGTTACATCACCATTGTTCATAAACCAAAAGCCTTCGTCTCTACGTTTAAACTCTTCATCTATGAAGTCGTACCATTGATCTTTGTTTTCTTCTGGATAATTTCTCCAGTCAAAGATATTTTTAAGCTTACTTAACTCTTTAGGATATTCTATTTTTTTCCATCTGTTGCTTTGCACACACAGTTTTTGTGGTTCCAACGGCAAGCCAATTCGCAAACCTTGAATCTCAAGTATTTGTCCAATTTGCCCAGTTTTAGAGATAACCACAATATCATGTTCTTTATTGTATCCATATTTCCATTTACGTTTCTTGTTAAGTCGACTTATTGTTGTCTTCTTAACTGGTTCAACTATTTTATATAAGCTTTGCTCGTAACTCATTTCGATCTGCCTTCCGCGAAGCCTTTAAATACTCTGTCTTTTTTCTCTTCAGGTGTCTTTCCTTCCAAAATATTTTCTTCTTCTTGTATGCGGTTGAGTATTTCGAATGCATCAAATATAGCTAACTTTTTAGTAGCTGCCGCATTTTTTAATCTATCAGCTGATACATCATCGTCTGTATTAGTGATAATCTGCTCTTGAGCTACTTTAATTAGCTCATCAACTGCTCTGCGCCCAGCTAGGATTATACGCTTCTTCGTTTCCTTTACGCTCATATTTAATTGTAATATATTTAGAATAAACTCTATATAATCTACACCCTTCAATTATAAACTCGTACATTGAACTAGGGTGAAAACCTACTAGCTGATCTTCATCAAAAGAACCGTCTGTGTATTTAACTATACCTACGCAAGGCTCTTCTAAGTGAACGTCAAATCCAAAAAGAGATTTTATAGGTTGTATAAAACAAAAACCTTCAATACACTTCCAGCTGTCATTCTTTTTATATAAGAATATTTGATCTTGCTGTATTATGTATTCATCTTCTTTTAAAAAAGATCTAGTATTCTTTTCTTTTTTCTTAACATTGTGCCATCTTCTAAATACGTTATGATGAACAACAACAGTATCACCAACCTCAATATCTGTATTGTTTATTATTGGCGTAGACTTAACAACAGCTAATCTATTTACATATTCGTGATTTTGTATTTCGCTATTAACTATTAGCTCTTTATCACACACTTTTACTTTGTTGTTGTATCTTTCTCCATCAGGCGACACAATAAAACCTGTTATACTTTTCATTAATACTCTAGGTTGTACTCAACTGATATAGCCATATTCTTATTGAAGTCTTTCCATGGTAGCACATTTTTATTTTTTCTAATATATATAGAGTACTTTTCTTTTTCTTCTAATATATCGCAAATAGTATGACCACCATAAACTTCTTGCCCTACAGCATAGTGCATTGAGTTTTCTTTGTAATCTTTACCTACAGTAATTTTTCTAATTAACTTGCTCATTAGGTTCGTACATTATAGTACCGTCCTCAAAGTTAATATTATCAGTACCGTACTTAGTTTTAATTTCATTTCTTATAATTGAAAGCTTCTCTTGTTCATTGACTATGCCGTGCAACACAGAGTGCTTTTGAGATTCAATAGCTCCTAGCTCAAACTGAGCTTTGTTAATTACCTTAACAATATCTTGTATCGCCGTTAACTGATCTGCATGAATCTTTTCTGGGCGAAGATCTTTCGCCTTAGGTGTTTTTCTTTTTGCCATGATTTTATTTAATTTAATTAATTGTTTTTAAACTTCTAAAGATAATATAATTTTTAAAGGAGTTAAGTTTATTATTTCGTCGTCATCAGCTATACCTTCTTCTACTTTGTCAACTTTTATTGATGTAGCGCTAGTTACTTCTTTTACTGTTCCTATGTTTTTAAAAGAACCTCCGCCAGCCGCTGCAATAATGTCACCTACAGCAAACACTTTGGTAGCATCGGTACCGTCAACAGTTAAAGCAGTTCTTACAGTTTTAGCTGCAACTCCGTCAGCAACGTTTAATAATACTCCTGTAGAGAAGTCGTGTGTGTTCGCAGATCCTGCTATAAGCCCCATGTATATTTTATCAAAACCTACAACGCTTGTTCTGCTGTCTAGATGATGACTACTTCTGTGCTCTCCTTCTAATACTAAATTTGGAGTGTGATTAGCAGCGGCACCGTGACCTGTTGAAGCCATAGAGATATAATCTAAACCAATTTTATAGTCTGTTGAGTCTATTAAGGCACAGCCTATTAAATGTCTGTAATAACCTACTCCGCTAGCACTAGCGTTAGGAGTTCCTAAGGTACCAGGCGCAACGCCGTCTACTGTTCTAGCAAAGTAAAATACATAATCTCTAGCTGTTTGTGGTGATCCGTCTTCACCTCTAACAACTATGTTTATATCTCTTAATAATACTCCGCAGTTAGGTATTGAAAACTCTTGCCAGTCAAACACTAAGTCTTGTGCTGAGAAAGGAAGATCTGATTTGTCGTTTTGAATTATTTGACCTGGCGTAAACCTTGGCTCTAATTCTACTGTAAAATACTTACTATTCATTTTATTTTTCTTTTGATTGTTCGTTTTTCTTTGATGACCCACCAAAGAAAAAGTCAATGATGGTGTTTACTTTAGCGCTCATAGCGCCGAATATTGTTGATATAAAGCTAATTTCAAATTCACCTAGCTCTATAGTTTTTGTTACAAAATAATTAAACATTACAAATGTAATGCCAAAATATGCTACTGTAAACAACGTTGCTAATACTTTTTGTATAATAGCATCGTCCTTGTACATATCTCTTGCAGATTTACGATCTTCTACTTCTTTAGCAAAAGCTTCGCGCTCTGCATCTAGTAATAGTTTTTTAAGAGCAAGCTTAGCTTCGTCACGCTCTTTGTCAGTGGTAATTACTTTATCAAGTATACCTTCTGCATTGTCTACAATTTTACCAAATAAACCTCCTACTAAATTGTTTATCATTACCTAGGATTTTTTATTGTAGGATTTAAAACTCTTCTTGAATAAGCTATTTTTTCAGGCTCATCATAACCAGCTTCTACAGGTTTTTTATAAGGCTTTTTTTTAGCCTCCATCATACTTTTAGGCTTTTGTGGAATTGTTACTTTTGGAAAACCTTTCATTTTCATTTTAAACGCCATAACTATGCTTTTTTTTCTTCTTTAATTGCTCTTTGTTCATGTGCCCATTTGTTAGATCCTTCTGGGGCTCTCATACCAACTGGGTACTTTGGATTACTTGACTCTGTTACTACAAGATCACCGTCAACTCTTTTAAACTTAACACCAGCTATTTTATCAAAAGTTGTTTTTTTAGTATAACCTATCTGACCGTTTTTCATTTCGTCAAGGTGTTTCTTTTCGTGTGCTATAACTTTTTTCTCTAATGAGCTGCCAGGCTTAACAGACTTGTCTACAAATATAGAACCGTCTTTGTTAGCTTCAGCTAATATACCGCTACCTAAATTTTTTCTAATTATAGGCGAGTTGTCTGGTGTATTAACCTTTCTTGTTTGTTTACCTAGTTTAAATTTACCCATTATCTATCTGGATCTTTTATCATATCGTCAATAGCCTTGTTGTAGACTTTGTCAGTATATGTTTCATTATTGTAGAATACACTTCGATCTGATACTGGTAAATCTTCTTCTCCGAGTAAGATTCTATAGATTCTACTTATTAATTGGCTGCACTTAAACGAAGTTTTAAATACGCTATACTTTATCGTTGTACGATTTCTATGTCGCCAAACTTCTATCCAGCCTTCTTTTCTAAGACGCTCCCACCTCTCTTTGTCCCAAGAGTATGTATATGTACCGTCTATAAATTCTTGTCTTGTAAACCGATCTTTGCAGTCTAAATAAATTAGTAGTTCAAGATCAGCATCTTTTAACCCGTAAGTCTTACAGGCCCATTTTCTAACGAGCCTGTAATACTTAAGGATTTTTAATTCACGTAAATCGTGAGCTGTCAGTCTCATTGACTATTAGTCAACAGCTGTTGCAGCAATAGAGCACGCCGTGATTCTTGGGTCAGCATAAACGCTGTTAGAATCATCAGCAACAACTATAAAACCATCTGATAATGGTCCTGCGTTGAACGCGCTAGTAAGCGCTTGAACAACTTCCTTGTGCTTGTTGCTTGTGATAGTTAGAGTAACAACATCATAAGCATCTTCATCTTGTCCTAAGACACCTGAGAAGTGCAGTAGTAAAGTTGTCTCTGTACCACTAGCGCTAAAACCTTGGAAAGAAGACAAAGGATAAGTTACCATATCCTGAGCCTGATCAAATTGCCCGTTAGTTTGCTCCATAAAATATAACATCTTTTCTGCCATAATTTTAAAGTTTAAGATTAATAATTAATTTTTGTTTTAGATTTTAAGTTTAAAGATTCTGGTTTATAGTTTATGTTTAATCTATAAATAGTTATTACACGTTACCCAGCTAATGTAATAGTGCAATCTGTTATTAGATTACTACAGAATACAGAATTATCAGCGTCGCATATCTTAACAATGCCCGAGCTGCTACTATTTATAAAATCTATAATAGCAGTAGCCACTGTTAAATAGTTTCCACTAGCAAATGTAATTCCAACCACATCTACTACATCTCCAGCAGCTACATCTGTTATATTCATAGGATCAAAAAACACACGCATCTGTGTAGCGCTAGTTGGCACCATACCTCTAAAAGAAGATAGTGGATAAATAACCGAGTCTGTAGCGGCGTCCATACCATCGCCTGTTGCAAAAAATAAATATTTAGTGTCCATTATTCTATAATTATTACGTCACGCTGTCTTATCACATCGTACATTTCATTATCCCAGCTTACGCTGTGACCAGCGTGTTTGTCATAGCGTATAGTATCATTATCACTTATACCTTGCGTTAGATTACCTGCGGATATAACTTTACCTCTAATATATCTGTTATCTTCATCTAGCTCTTCTGTTATAATTAGACCTGCTACTTTTTTAGGTGTAACCTTATCTTTACTTACTATTATAAAATCATTTACTGCTTTCATCTAGTCTAATGTTTGAGATTACACAATCAGCAGAGATAATAGTAGATACTACACTCACCGCGTTTTTTAGCGCCGATTTTGTAACCAAAACCGGATCTATAATACCTTCTTCTACCATATTAACTTCATTGCCTGTTACTACGTTTATTCCAAAACCTTGTTTCTTTGGATAACCCATAGTTTCAAAGCCGGCATTATGCATGATAGTGTTAAAAGGAGACTTAATAGCATTAAGTAAAACCTTTTCACCTTCGTTAGAAGGTTCGATTTTTTTAAAAGCATTAAGAAGCGCTACTCCGCCACCTGGCACTATACCTTCTTTTAGCGCTGCTTTAGTAGCGTATATAGCATCTTCGACACGATCTTTCTTTTCTTTTAATTCTACCTTTGATCCAGCACCTACATTTATTATACCGACGCAGCCAGATAACATAGCTAGTCGATCTTCTAGTTTCTTTTTAATAAAACCGTTCTTCTCTTCAGCTATACGCTTATGCACCTCGTCTATACGCTCGCCAGCTAATTCATGCATGTCTTGTATAGTAATTACTGTAGAGTTGTCGTCTGTTTCAGCGTATTCAGCTTCACCTAAGTCTTCAGGCTTCATAGCGTCAAGATCATCACCAAGCTCTTCATTAAACAGCGTAGCACCTGTTAGTATAGCTAAATCTTCACACGTATCCTTTTTAGTAGGACCAAAGCCAGGTAAATCAATAATATTTACTTTAATGTTACCTTTTACCTTATTCATTAACAGCGCCGACTTTACTTGTTGCGATACTGGCGCTACTATAAGTAAAGCTCGGTTTTGCTTGATAACATGCTCAAGTACATTTTGTATTCTACGTATATTAGGTATTTCAGACGTACATATTAAAATCAGCGGATTATCAAGCTCACACTTCTGTTTTTCAGTATTAGTTACAAAATGTGGTGATGTTAAGCTACACTCGTTAAGCTGTACGCCGTCTACAGTGTCTACATAAGTTTCTTCTGTGTCAGAAGTCTCCATTAATACTACACCGTCTTTACCCACAGCTGTATAAGCCTCTGCTATAATAGCGCCTAATTCTTTATCATTGTTGCAAGATATGCTAGCTACGTTAGTTAGCATGTCATTATCAACTTCTATTTTAATAGAATCTAAGTATTCTAAGATTTTGTCAGCTCCTGACTGTAAACCTTGCTTTATTTCTCTAGTTGTTGTCTTGTCCATAGAGTTATAGACGTGAGATAGTAAAGCTTCAGCTAGGACGGTCGCCGTTGTGGTACCGTCACCAGCTTGCTTTACTGTATTTTGAGCTGCTTCTTTGATAAGAGTAGCTCCGATGTTCTCTATTGGATCATATAGCACCACTGATTGCGCTACAGTTACGCCATCTTTAGTAATTACTGGGTTTCCGCGTGCATCTTCGTAGATTACACACTTACCAGAGGCGCCTAATGTTGATTTTACGGCTTTTGCTAGCTTATTTACACCAGCAATCACCTTTTTTTTAGCGTCATCGCCAAAGTTTAACTCTTTAACGATCTCGCTAGGGAGATTGTATTCCATTTTATTAAATTAAATTAAATTATTTGGTTATTTTTCAAAAGTTTTTACTACCTTAGGCCCTTTTGTAGCCTCTAATCTTTGCGTAAAGTGTTCACAACTGCCGTCAATAGCCTTTTCTGCACCTTCCAGCGTCTCTCTACGAGTGACATCTGTCCAGTCTTCTGGCTTTTGTGGGTGTGAAACCTCTGTTTGGTAGTAACCGTTGGGCAATTGAGTGATCCTCCAGTTCTTTTTGTCTGCAAGATGCCTCCATTGCTCTTTGGTTTTCTCATTTACTTGTGGATTACCGGTCCACGTACTGCTTTGTTTGTAATACAAATACGTCATTTTGGTTTTATTTAATGGTTAATATTAATTTTTAGTTGCTTGTCCCTTGGTTTCTACCTACTACAGGACTAGACATAGCAGATTGTGATCGTTTACCTTGACCTTTAGTTACTTTTCCACCTTGGTTAACAAAGGTTTGGATTAATTTATCTAATTTAGACATATTTTTTATATCACCAAGATTTCCTTGTTTATTTCCAGTCAACCTAGCTCGCATTGTTGGGTCTAGATTTTCTATAAAATTTAAAAGTTCACCTCTGTCAATACCTTGGCCTTCTAATATAGCTTCTTTTCTGTTAAAGTCAAGAGGTCCTGTCGTTCTATCCATTCTATCTTTATCTCTTTGAGCAGCTCCTGATATGTCTGTAGTAGGAGTTACAGGAGAGCCAGTTCCAGGATAATAATATTCTTGCTTTGTATCTGTTTTTACTAAACCGCCTGGTGCTTGAATGTCAGCCCTTTCTAGATCTAGTTTCTTTGCAAGATTTATATCACCACCTGTTAATACGTATTCATTTACTCGACCTTCTTGATTTAGGTTTGTCCCACCTACATTAATAGCTGGGTTTTCACCTGCTGCTACTTGAGCTTGGTATTGTTCTAAAAACTGCTCTTTAGGTATTCTTCTTTTCTTCACCTCTCCATCTTCAAAATATGTTTCGTAAACTCCTGTACTCTTCAAGCTAGATTCTTCCGCCGCTTTGAACGCGCTTAACGCGTCTTTGTGTGCTTTTGTTCCTTTATGCATGGAACTTCCTTTCATTTTAAATGCCATAGTTTTATTTTTTTTTAGCCACGCATTACAGCAGCTTTGAATTTAGGGTTCTTATCTAATTTACCAGCTTTAGCAGCTGCTTTTAATTCTTTGTTAAATTCCATAGAAGATTTTTCTGCTGCAGTCATCGAAGACTTCTCAGCAGCTCTCATAGATGACTTAGCTTTCTTTTTCTTTTTAGTCTTACCTGGAGAAGTCATAGGAGTTTTTTCAGCTGCCATCATAGAAGATTTAGTTGCTGCCCTCATAGACGATTTCTCTGCGGCTGTCATTGAAGACTTAGGCTTTGGCATTGAACTATTAGGCTTAGGCATAGAAGATTTTATGCCAGTAGGATCTTCATTTGGATTTCGAGTTCTTTTCGTTGAACTTTTAGGCTTAGTCATTGAACTATCTTCAATTTTTTCCATTGTTCTTCTATCAGGCTTAGTCATTGAAGACTTTTCTTCTTTTTTAGCAGCTCTTCTAGCTTTTCTAGCTTCTGCTTTAGCTGTTAAGAACTTACCAACTTCGCTACCTTTAAAACCTTTTCTAGTTTTAGAAGTCTTTTTACCTTCGCTATCTATTTTAGTTTTAGTAACATTACCAGTAACAGCGTCTTTAGTTTTAACTTTTATGCCTTTAACTTTACCTTCTTTATCTTTTCTAATTTTTTCTTTTCTTACAACATTGCCTTCTGCGTCGCGATCTGTGATTTTTGTCTTAGTACCTTTTTCTCTAGGGCCTTTTGACTCATCAGCTCTTTCTGTTCTTCTGTTTCTACCTTTGATCTTTACTTTTCTTTCAGAACCATCATCTTTTGTCATAGTTCTTTTCTCAACACCTCTAGCTTCGTCTTTAACATTTGTTTTAACTACTCCGGGTTTAGCAGCATCTGTAGTCGTTTCAATAGTTTTGCCACCTTTACCAGTTTCCGATGTCATTTTTGTAGTTTTTCTATCAGTAGGACCTTTACCGTATGCTTTGTTGATTTTGTTTTGAGCAGCATTATACTCAGGACTACCTTTTTCCGCAGCGTTACGAGCTTTAATGTGCTCATCTAACTTAGGATCTCTTTTTTTAGCCTCAGCGTAAGACCTCATAGAAGATTTTTCAGCCATTTGAAAAGCAGAAGACTCTGCTCTACCTTCTTTTGTTTTGTTACTACTAGCCTCTCTATTAAGCTTGATAGCTTTAATAGCGTCTCTGTAGCGTTTAGTGCCCTGAACCATGGAGGGCTTATTCATTTTAAATGCCATTTTGTGTATTGTTAGATTAATCTATTATCGATAATACTATTATCACATAGGCATCACTATTTTTAAGTTGTTATAAATATAGGACCCGGGTGTTGCCCCTACCCCCCTCCCCTCCCCTCCCCCTACAAAACCGTTTCTGTTTTACCCAGCCCCCCTTTTGTTTCTGCTTTTCCCTACCTCATCTAGGCCCCTACCCTGGCCCACCCTAGCCCCTCCCCGGGCCACCCCTTACCCGCCCCTGGCCCCACCTCAGCTTTTTATTCTACAGATTTTTTACATTACCATTTGGATAATATATATGTTATGAGAAACAATAATACATATAATAAAACAAATACAATAATACTACAAATTCTTACTATAACAATACAACTAACTTTATTCTTTATACTATGAAACAATTATTAAAAACACTCGAACAAATTGGTCATGCATGTGCAATAGCATTAAGACAATAACACAAAAAAAATACAACCAATACTGGATAATATATACAAATAAACTAAATTAAATTAAATTATTATGACAAAATTAACTAAAAACAGATTTGTTATCTCAAAATCTTTAATCGGACAAAATGCAGTAATTACATTTACTAACAAAAAAGGCGAAACATTTACTTATGAGCATGATGCTGTCTATGCTGCAAATCAAGAAAAGTTTGAAACTATGGAGTGCTTCCAAAAGTATGGTAACTATACAAATAGTAATAACTTACCAACTTTCGCTCGCGAGTTCACACTGTAAAAAGTGTGACACTTGCCACCTACTATACTTTACTTAATAACCTAATGTCACAGTTTTATGATACATGATTTACTAATACTAATTATACTCGGAATAATATTACAATATATTGAAACTTTAATTGTAAAACGAGAGAGTGGGCGGAATGACTCATAACTAAATTCATTCAATAAACAAAACAACTACTTTTATATTACAAAAAAAATACATTACTCGTTGGATAATATATATGAATTTAAACTTATAAAAATAATAAATTATGACCTTAAAAATTAAAATCCTTCAATTCTTATTAAAAAATATTTTCAAATATAATAAGAATGAATGTCGAGAGAAATACATGGAAACGACTATTGATGATATAAAATATTTACTAAACAATTAAAAAAATACCGTTATGAATATAACTAGACTACACAGAGAATTACTTAAACAACAGTTAATGAATTATGACTACTCAAATACTCCTGAAGACAAATCAATACTTGTCGAGTTAGATTACTCACAGATTACAGTGACTACTGAAGGTCCAAATGGATTTACTCACTGGAAATCATCAGGTGGTTCTATTGAAAACTTAATAGAGTTAATGAATAAAAAAGTGTCTCAAAATCCTGACTTTGATTTGATAATAGTCGATAAGTATACAGACTAAATACAATGAGTATTGGATAATATATATGAATTTAAACTTAATAAAATATACTTAAAAAATTAAAAATTATGTCTTACAAAAAATCTTCAATTCAAATTTTAAAACTAAATAACAAAACTTATTTACCTCATCAATTACATCAGTTACCAAAATACTTTAATACATCAACAACTGATTACTTCAATCATAAAGGTTATATCTATATATCACTAACAGATATACTTGAAAATAATCCATACTTTAATCTTCAAAAATTTAAAGATACATTAACTTTCAACAATCAATTACCTCAACAATATAAATTAGCAAAATAATTTATACAAATAAAATACAATTACTAATGGATAATATATATAAATAAAGATCATGAAAAAAATATTAAAAAAATACAAGTACCATTACTATTATGCTAAACAATATGGCGATATAGATATTATGTTAACATACTATAATAAAATAGAAGATTTGTTAGCTCAAGAAATATATGGTGAGTTCGGCTATGATACTTGTAGCCCAAGTGAAAAAAGATGGGTATCAGTAAAAGCACAAGAATTATTATTAAACAAAAACTTTAACTTAAATTAAATTATTATGTCAAACGTAGTAGAAAAAAAGAGATTTGTAGTCTCAAAAGGTATGATTGGTAAAGAACTAGTAGTTCAATTTACTAACAAAAAAGGTGATGTCATTAAATATGACCACGATGCGGTTTACTCTTTTAATCAAGAGAAACTAGAAACAATGGAGTGTTTTACTAAGTATGGTAATTATACTAGCTCAAATAACATTCCGACTTGGGCAAGAGAGTTCCAAGTAGACTAAGTGTGAACGGTTAATGGTGGTTCGATTCCACCCACACTACTAAAAAATACAATTATGAATAAACAAGAACTTGCAGAAATGCTACAAAAACTTGACCACTACACTCAGTACTCAGATGATTACAGTGTTGTTAAGCAAGGTATTATTAAAAAAGAATTTATACTAAAAATGATGGACGAGTTGTTTGACAAGAAGTCTGAAGCACTTGAGTTTTACAACGAAAATACACCTGATGGTGTAGGTTACATACAAAGTTACATTGATGAATTAAAAGCAGAAGGAAATTAATATGAAATATACTTACAAACATATAACACTAGATGGTACAGAAACTACTACATATACTGTAGACGAAAACAATAAAGTTACAGTTAAAGTAAAATTCGAGCATGATAAATTTGCCGAGTTTGACAAGTGGTTTGCTAAACTAGAAAAGAAATATAATGAATATAAAGCAGATAAATACTATTAAATTATGAAGAAAATTAAATTAAGTGTAGCAGCGCTACTAATTGCAGGGTCGAGTTATGGTCAAGCATCACAAGACTCAGTTAAAATAAGTAAAGAAGACTTACAAAGTATACTAATAGACCTTGATGATATATTAGAGTGGCAGCATTATGATATTGAAGATGCTATGGCTAACGGTGAAGATCCAAGGTGTGGTAGATATGAAGATGGTTACGGTAGTAACTACTGGTTAACCTTAATGTACAATAAATTAATAACTGTTTACAACGAAGAATAATATGTTTAAAGTAAAAATTGTAGGAAATTACCTTAAAACAATAGAGCTCACTAGCGATCGAGAACGCTACGTGCATACAGTATATAATAATGCAGGTAAAGTTGTATGGAGAACTATGTACCTGAAAACCGATGAGTATGACGCCAATTGATTTAGCAGTGTATCTATTGTTTTGGTATTTCTTCACAGCGTTAAAAAGATTTATATATGAAAGATAAATGAAGAAACTAACACTATCAGTTGCTATATTACTAGGTAGTATATCAGCTAAAGCTCAAACAGAGTATGTAGAGCTTAAAAGTAACAAAATGTTTCGAATAAGTTTTGCTTCGTACTATGGCAATAACTATAAACCACTAGATGAAGATCTAGAAGTTAGCACTATAAGAAAATCAGGTTACCACTGGGTTACTTATACAAATGTTGACAAAGTTGTAGTTATTCTAGCAGACGATAACAGCTCTTACGGCGAAACAGAAAGAAAAATATGTATTAACGACAAGTGTGAAAGACTACCTTCTGTTTGCCGAGTTTACAATTTTAATATAAACGATGGCGACACACTTAAATTTTATTACCCTAATTACAATGAATAGAAAATTTGAACACACAGATTTAGCAATGGTTGGTGGTGCTACCCTAATAATAGCATCTATAATGTTTAATGTTGCAAGATATGGTTACTTTGGTATTTTTTAATTACAAATTAAATACAATCACTATTGGATAATATATATGACAAAAGCCAATTAAATAAAATTAAACTATATGAATTACTGTAAATGTGGTGAGCCCGTACACCCTGTTAGGCAAAAATACGGGTACAAAACTTGTGTTAGCTGTAGTAATACAGAGCGTGTGGCTTCAGCTCCAGTCATAAACCATAAAACTGGTAACACAATACAAATTGTTACTCAAGAAGTAGCAAAAGCATTACATAAAGCAGGTAGACGTAAAGGTTACGGTACTTGTCTTAGATAATATACGAGCGTGGCGCGTGAGACGTGTAGGAATAACTTGGGGAGGCGATGTAACTTCGTTAATGGTGAACTTCCGCGTTGAAGTTTATAAAATCCATATAGAAGCGAGCCCACAGTGAACAAGTTATTTCATCTTGCGCGGTGGACCGGCCCGATATATGGAGAACAAACCGTGTGTACTCACTTGGCCACCTCGTTTTATAGTCGAGTAGCTCAGCTGGATAGAGCATCTGCCTTCTAAGCAGACGGTCGCAGGTTCGAATCCTGTCTCGACTACTAAAATTAAATAAATATGAAATATAAAGTAACAACAGCAACTGAAGCATTGCAAGTGTTTGATATGCTCGGTATTAAAAACGTCTCAACAAGACGACAAAAGAAAAACGGTACACAAGTATATGAGCTACCTATACAACAAATGTATCAAAGCTTAATACCAAAGCCTTTACGTTTTGCTTGCTACAGATCAGGTTATGTGCGTAATGTAAGTGATTATAACTCAAGTGCTTATCAAATTAACAAAACTAAAAAGCAACCAGCAGGTACAAATGGCTATCACTTTGAGCACGTAGAGCGTATACTTATACCTAATTACGATGAGCGATTAGTATACTTAGCTAATTTTATACTAAAAAACTATTATCAAAAACCTACATACTTAATTAACGACTATGTTATTAAGTGTTTGAAAGAAGAGCGTAAAATAAATAATGACGCGCGTGAATGGGGTGACTTTGTTAATCCAGAGTCTACACCAATAGACGACATTAAAGTAATTATTAACGGACATAGATACAATTTATCATGAGCAAAAACAAACTAATATACAAAGACGACGGCACTGTAGATTACAGATGGGAAAACACTAGAAATAATACAAGTTTGTCCTCTTTAGAAGAAATTATATCAATAGTATCAGAAAGAGCTATTGAAGTTATAGACGACAGTTTATACGAGCTAATAGGTAAAGATGAAGATAATCCAGATGAGTTCTATGAAGACTACATGGAGTGTTTACCACATATACTTAAAAACATAAGTGAATTTCAAAATAAAATAAATGAAGAAGATTAAACAAATAATTAGAGACATATTTATATGGGAACCTAATGTAATTAAAAATTTAGAAAAATATGAGCAAAAAGAGAAAGCTAAACAGCAAAAATCCAAAGTACAAAACAAAAGCACAGATAAAAGCAACAACTAAAGATGTTGCTAAAAAAGAATTAGTGGCTGAGTCAAACGGCGCTAAAGTATATTCTGTGTTTTACAAATAAAATACAATGACTAACGGATAATATAATAAACCAAATAAATTAAACCAAGATGACAAAAGTAGAATTAGAAGTAAAGATTGAAGCTTTACAAAAGTTACTAGGTGAAAAAGTAACAGAACAAACAAATTATCAAAACCAAATAAACGAGTTGCAGCAAAAGCTAGATAACTTAAACAAACCAAAACTTACTGGTCTTCAGTTTAGTCAAGTTGCAAAAGCAATTGAAACTGCTGTTATGAACTATCCACTTGATGAGATTGATAACTATAGCATTGACTATGGTATTGACTATGATAACAGAATAACTTGTGAATCATTTACCTTTGACAGTGCTGATGACTTAGTTGAAGATATAACTTGTAGTGTTGAGTACTTGTTTGAAATAATAGATGACGAAGATAATAACCAAGAAAACCAAAACTAATATGAAAGACGGTGTATATGAAAGCGATAACGCTAGATACTTTGTGCAAAACGGTAAAGTGCTAATGCACTTAAAAGGTATCGGCTGGTACAAAACAACTAGACATTTTAACTTCGGTACGTGGGTTTCAGATTTGAACTCAGCAATGAGTGCTAATTTTAGCCATGCGTATACTATAGCAAAGCAGTGGTAATATGAGTAGTTTACCAAAGTGGTTCAACGGTGAAGTTTACACCGAGGGTGCCGAAGTACAAAATAGGTTTGGTGGTGACAGTTGCTACCTAAATGCAGAAGAGCTTAGTATGTATGACTTTGTTATAGGTGCTAGCACTATGTATGAAATGGGTAGATATAATAATAAATTAGTAAATGATCTTAGAAAAGGTCTTGACTGGTTTAGAAAAAATAACCCATCAGCATACATGATATTACTAGACTAATATGTGGAAACTAATATTATTTTTAATTTATATTCTATACGAGTGTTATAGAATATCTAAAAACAAATACAAATGACAGGAAAACAAGTAGAAAATTACATTATAGAAGAGCTAGGTAGTGAACCAAGACATGATTGCGAAGCTTTAGCTAATGCTATTAACGATATTGCAGATGAAATAGATTTTGATGCATTTAGACTAATGCAGTTATTACTAGAAAATAAACCTATCGACGCGCTACATACGCATAGTTATGGCTTCCATACAGCTAATGGTAGAGAAATTATTAACGGAATACAAAGTAAATATTATGAGTACGAAAGCATTAATTAGATTTGCTGAACGCGAATCAGGTGTATCGTTTAACGAGCATCCAGAAAAAGTTACACACCAAATATACCATCACTATGATGGTTACCCTGAATTTTTAGGTGTGGTATTGGCAGAGTTTATAAGTGATGAAAGGAAGTCAAAATATGATAATCCAAACCGTCACTACAACGGTGTAGACGATCTTGCTGCTCAAGTGTTAACATATTTAAAGCTAGGTATACACTATGGTAATGATGATATTGATGCGTATGGTGTGTATTTAGAAACACCGTACTCTGGAAAAACTTACTATGACTACACATATTATATATGGACAAAAGATGAAACAAATGATGTGTGGTTAAGTATTTTTGATTTAGAAAATGAATGTATATTTGTAGGTCAACCAAGTAATCTTATAGATAAATATAAAGACAAATTCGCTTATGACAGATGAACAGTTAAGAAAGCTAATAGATGGTCTTGCAGATCAAATGGTAAAACGTATATATGGTCTTGGTCAAGATCAAAATCAAGCTACGTTCTACGCTGACAGGGATGAAGATCACAACCTTGGCGAGTTAGCTAGGCTAATGACACTATCAGCTCTATATGAAGAAAGAGAAGAATACGAAAAATGTGCTACTATTAAAAAGCATATTGATAAAATAAATGAAAAACTAGATAAATTATGATGAGAAAAAAACCAATGTTAGCATATCCTGTTAGCGACAAACCAATTGACTACACCAAACCTGTGTTCATGCAACCAAAGCTTGATGGCGTGCGTTGTCTTATACAATACGAAAGACGGCGTATATCCAAACTGGAGTTCCGTCAGGTTGTTGCATATTCACGCACAGGTAAAGAGTGGAAAAACATTAACCACATACTACAAAGCCTTCTTCCTTTCTTTCAAGCTAATCCTGATATTATACTCGATGGCGAGCTATACAACCATGTATTGCGCGATGACTTTGAAAAGATTATATCTTGCGTACGTAAAACAAAGCCTACAGCTATTGATAGAGCTGAGTCGCGTAAACTTGTACAGTTTCACTGCTACGATATTGTAGATGAGACAGCTCCATTTGTAGATCGTATACATAAACTAAACAAGTTATTTCAAGTACCAGGTCAATCTCACTTACGTGATGCTTACGGCGTTAGATTTGTAGAAACTATTGTAACGCCTACAGAGTCTCAAGCTAAAGTTAATCATGCTAGAAACTTAGATGCTGGCTTTGAAGGCTCTATACTACGTCTAAACGATGTGTATCAGTGTAAGCGTTCACATAGCTTACGTAAGTTCAAAGACTTTCACGATGCCGAAGCTGTAATAGTAGACTGGGTTGAAGGTAAAGGCAAACGTAAAGGTACAATTGGCAAGTTTGTTGCTGTCGATAATGATGGCAATAAGTTCGGCATGCCAGTTATGGATAATTTCAAAAAGTTACAAACAATGTTCAAAGAAATGCAGTCATGGGTTGGCTTAGAGGCTACGTTCACATACTTCGAGCGTACTAAAGCTGGCAGCTACAGACATCCACTATTTAAAGCAATACGTGATTATGAATAAAAAACTAAAACAAAGAATTAAGGAATTTAATAAGATTAAATATCCTAATGATAAATCAAATAGAATTATTATAGCATCGTTAAAACCAGTAGGGACTGTGACAACAGCCCCTAAGAATAAATAGTAACAGGCTTATGTCACAAAGAAACCTAACATACCTCAATAACAAGCGTATGATATACAGGCGTTTACCTACAACAGATAAACCTGATATTGATACAAAAGAATTTATGTACTTTCAAAACGGTACTCATCAATGCTATGAGTTGTTTAGATCGTCCGCAAAGATTACTACGTATCGATCACTCAAATGGCATTTGCTTGTATTGTGGTATTTAAATCCTAACCTTACGCCTGACGACTTTACAGCTCTAGCAGAATATATAGTACACAAGCCAAATGGCTTTGTAAGTTTCAACGTATCAGAACGTTTACTAGACAAAGTTGTATATGAGGTTAGCATGTCTGATCTTGACAGACCACCAAAAAACAAGTTGCGTAAAGTAATATTTAAACCATTTACAGGTCTAACAAAAGAACAAAAATTATCTATAGTTGGTCAACTAATAGGTCAAAGTCCTAGGATCTGCTCTGACGACATTTATGAATGTATGATAGATATGCATGACATGGGGAAAAAGATAACGATAGGACGCATCGCAGGGCTTCTAGACGTGTCTAGCCGTACAGTATATCGCGTTATGTGCGATGACTTACGTAGAGAAAAAGAATTACTAAATATTGAATTAAAAAAGATACATGAAAAAGTATAATCAAAATAATTTTAGTAGATACAAGAAAGACGTTAAAGCATCTCAACCAGAAAAGAAAGTTTGGCACGATTACAAAAGAGATGAACTTATAATTAAGTTTATGCCTCTTGTAGAAAACATAGCTCGCAAGTTTAAAGATAGTGACGCAGCTAATGGTGTTGTTTCTTTGTCTGATCGCATACAATTTGGCCATATTGGTTTAATTAAAGCAGTTGACAAAATACAGTGGAAACAAATAGCTGCATCAAAAGATCCTGAACGTACAATAAAGTCTTATTTAGCTAAACGCATACGTGGTGCTATTAGGCGTGCTACTGATGCTAATCGTAGCGGTATGCGTATACCTGAGCATAAGTTAAATGAAATACGTAGTGACTTTGAAAACCACAAAAACTCAGAGCTTTACTTCAACTCTATATTTCAAAGCATTGACGCTACTGTAGGTGATGAAGAAAACATGCTTATGCAAATACCAGACGAGTCTGATGATCCTATGAAAAAAGAAAATTTAAGTTACAAGCTTATAAGTATAATGATGAAACATTTAACTGAGAAAGAATATCACGTAATAAGATTAAGCTACGGTATTAACTGTGATAAACAGTCTGCTAAAGAAATAGCTCATTATTTAAACATGAGCGGCGTTAGTTCTTACGTGCGTGTTTCGCAGCTAAAGAAGCAGGCTATAAACAAATTAAAACAAGTGTTAGATCACTCGCAAGTGATTGATTATCTATAAGTTACTTGTTAAATAGTTTAATTAACGTGTAATTATATATACCTAAACCAATATACCAATGACAGAACTAACTAAAAAACTAGCTGATGTACAGACTAAGTTAAAAGCTAAAAAGTCTTCATACAATAGCTTTGGAAAATACTACTTCCGAAAAGCTGAAGACATACTCGAAGGCGTAAAGCCATTTTTATTACAACACAACATTTATGTTACAGTATCAGAAGAGCTAATAGCTGCAGAGCCTATGCCTATGATACAGACAACCGCTACAATAAGTGACGGTAAAGATTCAATACACGCTACAGCTGTGGTTGGTGTTGATCTTCAACAAAAAGGTATGCAGACTGCTCAACAGTTTGGCGCAGCTTCTACCTATGCTAAAAAATATGCGCTCGGTAATTTATTCTTAATTGACGATACTGAAGATGCTGACGCTACAAATACACACGGTAAAGCTCAACAAGTTAAAGCTAAAACTAAAACTAAAATAACAAAAGAGCAAATGACAAAAGCTGTTGAGTTTGTAAAAGGCGGCGGATCAGTTGATGCTATTAAAAAGAAATATGAATTAACGCCAGCACAAATTAAACAACTAGCTTAATGACAAAAGAAATTTATACTAAACTAAAAGACGACGAACACTACTATGGTGACTTTGGTAAACAGTTTCTAAGCAACTCGGATATAAGTGTATTGCTTAAAAATCCTAAAGACTTGCATAAACCAAAACCTAGTAGTCCAGCGTTTTTAGTTGGCGGTTACTTTCATACCGCAATACTTGAGCCTGATAAGCTCAATAGGTTTAAAGTAGTAGATGCTACAACTCGTAATACTAAAGCATACAAGGAAATATCAGACGGTGAGCTATGTTTATTACAGCACGAAGTTGATAAGACTGTACTTATGACTGAAGCTATTATGGACAATGATGTTTGTAGAGACTTAATTAAACCAGTATTAAATGAAGTAGAGTATGAAGAGCCACGTGTTGGCAAAATCCACGGTCAAATGTGGAAAGGTAAAGCTGATATAATTAACCATGAAGAAAAACTTGTTATTGACCTAAAGACAACTAGCGATATTGATAGGTTTCAATGGTCAGCTAGCAAGTTCAATTATGACAGTCAAGCTTTCATATACTCAACCCTGTTTGGATACGAAATGCTATTCATTGTAATCGACAAAGAAACGCATCAAATAGGTTTATTCGATTGTTCGCCTGACTTTTACAGTCGTGGTGAAGACAAAGTGCGTAAAGCTTGTGATGCGTACGAGCTGTTTTATCAGACAGACAACTTTGATCATAAGCAACATTTATTAACTAAAACCCTTTAAACCAATGCCTAGAACAAGAACTAGAGTATGTGACGTAACAGGAATGAAAACGTCTGAAAACAATTTTTACAAGAATCAAAGTCATGTAAAAGCTGTAGATAATTTACGGAGAGTTACTGGTGCCAACAAAGATCAGTTAAGAAGAATGTTTAACCAAATAAATAATTACTAAATGGCAAGTATTATTAAAACAAGTATCAACTTGAACGACATACCGAAAGATAAAATCTACGTCGGTAAGAAAGGCAAGTATTTACCAATCACGATTACGCTCAACGATGAACCTGATCAGTTTGGTAATCAAGGCCCTGTTGTTGTTGAGCAATCAAAAGAGGAGAGAGACGCTAAGGCTCCTAAAACATATCTTGGCAATGTAAAAGTTGTATGGACTAATGGCAACAACGTTGATACTGCTCCAAGAGAAGATCGACCAGCTCCAGCCCCACAACAAGTAGAAGAAGACTTACCATTCTAGTATGAACGTACAAGACAGAGAGATCAATGGATTTGCGATTGATGAGTTCAATCAGCATGGCCTAGAAGTTGGGAAGACACAAGGTATTTGTCCTTTGTGTTCTCATACTAGGAAGCCCGAAAATAAGAAAGCTAAATGCGCTTCTTATGACTGGGAACGTGGTCTTGGTACCTGTCACAACTGTCACACTAGTTTTCAACTACATACGTATCAACGTAAAGGCGCTAGTGAAAAGATTTATGCTCGACCACAGGTTGAGTTTAAACCTACTAGTACAAAAGTTGAAGAGTGGTTTGAACAACGCGGCATAACTAAACAAACCCTGGCTGACCTACGTGTAGGTGAAGGCCAGGAGTTTATGCCACAAACAGGTAAGTCTGAGAATACCATTCAGTTTAACTATTATATGGGTGATCAACTCATAAACATTAAATACCGTGATGGTCGTAAAAACTTTAAGCT